CCATTACTACATTGTCCAGAAATACTCCTTGCCGGACAGTTCGGCGGAATTGTAAATAAGTGAGCGTTTGGCTACTTGTTGGTCGGCACCAGATTTCAAATAGCTTTCGCTGTTGGGCTTTGTTTAGGGCCATCCTTGGTCCTCCTTTGTTGTAATTGCGCTTCTTAGCGCTCGACGATGCGCTTGCATCGGACCATCGCCACGGTTCTTACCGTGACAATTCTTTCTGCCCCGCCGGCTTCCAACGGTGACTTCACCGTTGCGCCGGCTACCGGGCAGTCCAGGCTCATGGTCTAAAAACCAGACCGTTGTTGAGATCGGCCGTTGCGCTTTCTTTCGTTGCGTAATAGCCGGACTCCCGGCTATATGGCGCTCCGTTCGCGTCGAGGTATCCGATGTAAAATCCGGCTGCGGATTCTAGAACTCTTAGCGCCGTATCTGGATGGTCGGCGCCGGTAGCTACGGTTTCTCCGTGTAATGTCATAGCTTTGTCCTCATTGTTGCGATGAAGTCGTTATGGGGTCGCGGTGTGTCCACCCACCCTTTCCTCGTCCATGACTCGGCTCCTAAGACCTTTTTCATTATGAAGAGCGTTACGGATATGATCGTGCCGGCGGTCAGCCCTATCATGATTCCGGTGAATGTCCCTGCCATTCCGAGGCAGAGCAATGTGGTGGCTACGACGTCCACCAGTATGTCGAATGCCAGTACCCTCCGTATTCGTCCAAATTTAAAGACGATAAATAGAATTCCTGCTGCTGCGATTGATGCAAGGATTAAGATTTCAATCATTATCTTCATCCTCGAACATCCATTGACTAAAGGGATTGTCCTTTTGTAATTCTTCGGGGCAATAGCCAAGGTCTTTGATTAGTTTTTCAAGCTCTAAGAGTCGTAAGTTTTCATCTTCCATTTCGTCCTCCTTTGTTTAAATTCCGCCGCCCAAAGGGCGAGGCGCCGCGGCCGAAGCCGCGACGCCCCTTGGGGAGGCTACTTGGCGATGCGTTCGGCGAAGAAAGCGTTCGTCGCGGTGGCATCTTTCGGGGTGACGTTTCCGCCCGAATATGGCACCCACGCCTTTTTGCCGGTGAGTTTGCACCAGACCGCAGCGGTCTCGTCCAGGGTGACCTGAAAGGCGGCTTCCTGAGTCTCGTGCATCTCGATGCGGGCGGCCAGACGGTTCAGCTTCGATTGGCTGATCTCGCCGTTCGGGTCGTTGCCGTCTAGGATCGTCTTGGCGTCGGCCATTAATTCGGTGGCCTTCGCGACGTTGTTTTCCACGCCCTTGAGCGAGGAATTACAGACTGCATCCGCGAGCCATGCGGCCGTGAAGTCAGAGTGGTCTTTAAGGTTGATGATCAATTTTTCCACGATTCTATCTCCTAATGTTGTGTTGGCTTGATTGCCAGCGACCCTCAGATCACGGCCGGGGCAGAATTGACAATATGCTATTGGGTATGAGCGCGCGCCCCGCTTGGGGCGCACTATGCGCGAGTCGGACCCAATAGGGTATTGCAATCCCGAAGGGCGCGCGCTTGCGCGGTCTGACCCGGTTGTGATCTCTTAGGGTCGCCAATCAAGCCACAACATTCGGTGATGGAATCGTGCTTGGAAAAGTTAGGTCATCAGCCTTGAAGGCCACTCTTCTTGACTTCGCGAGCTGCATGACTCGCGGATTCTGGCAGGCTGCAATTCGTCGTTCGAGGGTGTTCTTGGGAAACATCGGTGCGGAGGCTACCGAATTAATGACCGATGCCCGATCATTGACGGTAGCGACCTGAACGGCTCTTTAGATCAGCCTCGAAGGTGGACCGGCTGGCCGCTCGTGTCGCTCTTTAGATGCGCGTGAACTCAGGGAGCCGCCTTTCAGGACGCTCTGGGCGATCTTGACCGCTGCAGGGCTGGTGCAGACTCGCCTCTTGGCGAAAAGAGCTTGGGCGCCATATTCGGTCTTGCGGAAGCGTTATTCCGAAAGATGCCGGCGCGGCGATCTTACGCTTTCTCGCTGAACGTATCGGCAAGTATCTTGGCTCCCCGGCGTCGCGGATTCGGCCGTGGTGACTCGCCTCTCGCTCCACCGGTTCGGTTTCGCGTGGCTCTTAGCGGGTTCGACCTGACGCGCTTCAGGTCGTCGGTCCAACTGATGTTGGTCGCGGGGATTGTCAAGGGGGCGCGATTAGCCCCCTGACATGATTTGCGTGTTTGCAAATCAAAGCGTAGCGAGCCTCTTCAATAGCGAGCGTAGCTTGGCGCGGTGCGCGTCTATCGGGCGCATAGCGATATAAGCCAATGGCTCTTGCCATTGTCATCGCTTCTGGCGGCCGGTGTCTTCACCGGTCGTCCAGGCTCTCTTAAAAACAACGTCGCTTGTAACACTTGTGGAAAGCGTCATTAGTATTAAGGTGTTACGGCTGTGCATTGACACGACCAACAATAGCGAGGAGCATCTACCAAGTAACAGAAGGATACGAGATGTCAAAAGCTGTCACGAAAGCGGATAAACTGGCGATCGAGGAAGCAGCAAGTGAACTGACGCCCATGCAAAGGGCTTTGGTTGATAACTTGTTTACTCCTGGGATCACGCAAGCAGATGCCGCTGTTCTAGCTGGGTATTCCACCAAGTCTGCCGCTGTTGAAGCATCACGGACACTAAGGAAACCCAAGGTGTTGGAGTATCTTGACGCCTGTGTGAACCACGGTATTAAGGCGATGGCTGTAGGAGCCAGTATGGTGGTAAAGGACTTGAGCAACCAAGCTAAATCACCGTTGGTAAGGCTCCAAGCAGCCCAGGACATACTAAACAGATCTGGGCATGCGCCAGATACAAAGCCAGTTGTGAACGTGGGTGAGTTAACGGTGAACATTGACCTGTCATGAGGCAGTAGCCTACCCCCCAGGGGTTGTCTTAGCGTTTCTCAAGGAAAAAGGGGTGGGGTTTAAAACTGTTCGCCGCGGCTCACTTAAACGTCCTTTACCCACACGATTCAATTCCAGACATTAATTGCACAAGTGCATAAATATCTTGCTTCAATCGGTTTAAATGGGGTATTGGGTAGGCGTGAGTTTTTTAACAACACTTTCTTTTGAGGACTTGCAACGGCTCCGTGAGTGCGTTCGCAAGGTCTATATGTCGAATTACGAGCGAAGGCATGTTTCGGACTTCGAATGCGACAAGATGATCGACGCGCTTGGCCAGAAAGTGTTGGAGAAAGAGGTCAAGCGTCTGGTTGATCGTAAGGGGGGTGCCGGCGTAGATGGCGGTTTTCTTCTTCCTGACGACGTTCCAGATATTACGGAAGCGGAGACCGAGCAGCGGGCGGCTAATTTAAGGGATAGTATGAGTGCTCATCAGCAAAGAGTTTTTCTAAGGAGGGCAAGTGAGAAAACGTAAGGGTTCTAAGCCCCAGGATTACGCAAATAGGGTAATTAGGGAGTTGCCTGATATTTTGACCGATCATATCGGTTATCACGGTGGAAATTTTGAAACCGTTTTGATTTCCTTCACTCCTAATGGGTCGTGGTTCCTGACCGGATTCGGCTCGACCCCCTTCAATTCACTTGATACGGTTGCCGAGGTTTTGGGCGAGGCGTCCGAGCTGGTCGGCTCCGAACAAGAACCGGAGACAATGCACTAATGGCAAAGACACCAGAGAAGCAGAAGCCCCTTCAGAAGGGGGAGTTGCCGCAGGGCGAGCAGATCGTCGCCATGACGGAGTATCGCGGCATGATTCATATCGCCACCAACCGGCATATCTATATTCTTGGCGGCCGCGACAGGACGAAACTCCAGAAAATGCCGTTTACAATCGAATAAGGGAACCTGATTGATGTTTGATATCGAAATTACGGAAGCAGTTGCTAATTACGAGAAGGAAAATATCGCCTTTAACAATGGGAACAAGGCCGCCGGTACACGGGCGCGTAAATGGCTCATGGCGATTATCAAGGCCGCATCGGCCAGACGTAAGGAGATTCAGTCGTTGAAGAACGCTGATAATATACATCCCATACTATGAAAGTCGTTGATGGCGTCCCGCCGAATTTTGATGAAATTCTAGCCGCTTTTCCTGATGCGGAAACGCCGGGAGTAATGTTTTGTTGGGGTAGCACCATTTATGCCCCCGGCATGACCTCCGTTGCAGACTATTTTCATGCCCATGAGTCGATTCATGCAATCCAGCAGGGCGACGATCCCGCCGGATGGTGGAAAACCTATATCGCCTCGCCGGCATTTCGGCTAGAACAGGAAATACCCGCACACCGGGCTGAATTCGAGTTTCGCTGTAAATCCCTATCAAGAAAGAAGCGCCGCATGTTGCTTAGAGAAACCGCCGGAAAGCTGGCTTCACCCCTTTACGGGAATCTGATTTCAGTCGGCAAGGCAAAGGCGGCTCTGAGAGGTGGCTGATGTCACCTATAAACCCAATGGAGAAGTCCTGCGTGAATTTCTCAAATGCGACGATTTCGTTCGAGGATGTCGCGGCCCTGTCGGTTCTGGTAAATCGGTTGGCTGTTGTATCGAGATTTTTCGACGAGCCTGCCAGCAAAAACCTGGGCCTGATGGTGTGCGTAGATCGAAGTGGGCGGTTATCCGTAACACTAATCCCGAACTTCGAACGACCACAATCGCGACTTGGCTTCAATGGTTCCCCGAAAACGAATGGGGCAACTTCAGGTGGTCGCCGCCATATACCCATCACATAAGAAAGGGAGACGTTGACCTCGAGGTGTTGTTTCTCCCTCTGGACACACCCGAGGATATTAAAAAATTGCTCTCCCTGGAACTGACCGGCGTGTTCGTCAATGAGGCGCGGGAAGTGCCTAAAGCCATCATTGACGCGGCGACATCCCGCGTCGGTCGGTTCCCCTCTCTCAAAGATGGCATCGGGCCTACATGGTACGGCGTTATCATGGATACCAATGCGCCGGAAACCGAGCATTGGTGGCCCATTCTTGCCGGCGAGGTTCCTGTTCCAGATCATCTTTCGGAAGAACAGGCGTTAATGCTGATAAAACCCGATAATTGGAGTTTTTTCACGCAACCGTCTGGAATGCTCGAGGTTCGCGGCGAGAAAAATGAACTGATGGGGTATGAGGACAACCC